GCGTCGGCGAACTCGCACCAATCCCACCACAGGCGCTGGATGGCTTCGCGCTGAGCAGGATCCGCCACCAGACTTTGCGGCTTGATGCCGGTGCCGATGCAGTTCGCCACGAAGGCTTCGACGCCAGCTGCTGCCCAGGCATTGCGGCGCACCAGATCGCGGCTCTTGGCGCGCAGGTTGTCCTGGGTGAAGGCCAGCGCGGCAACCGCCCCCGGATTCGATACCGCCCAGGCCAGGGTACGCCGCCCGCTTCCGGCACCGTCGTAGAGGGGCGTACCGCCGAACAGACGGCGCCGGATTGTCTTGAACATGCCCATCAGAACCCCTTGCCGGTCACGACCCGGATCTGTCGGGCCGGCGGCGGTATCAGACCGGTGTTTGCGGCTTGTTCGGCCAGACCGCGTTCCACGGCCCGGATCGCTTCCTTGAGTTCCTCGACCGAGCGGTATTCGACGGTCTTGTCGCCGAAGGTGACGCGCTTCTCGCCCTTGGCCAGCGCAGATTCCAGCAGGGTCAGTTGTTCTTCCGTATAGGCCATCGACTATCTCCTTCCGGCTATCCCACTTTGAGGGCGGTGATCATCGTTGCGTTGTTGCCGCTGCCATTGGCGGTCAGGGCCGCCTTCATGCGGCTGTTGGTGTTGCCGGCCGAAGTCGCGCACTGGCACTTGACCGTGGTGGGCGCCGCCAGGGTGATCAGCGCGTTAAGGCTCAGGGCCACGCCCGTGCCATTGACCGACGCGTGGTACATCTGGGTCGAGGCGTAGTGCACGGTCCCGGTCGTCAACCGACCGTAGATGGTCTCGGCTGTGGTGGCGGCGCGCACCTGGGTGATCGTCGCAGCCACCAGCCAGGTACCGGCCGCCAACGACACGGCCGGACCGTCATACCACTGATTGCTCGTCGTCAGGCTGACATCCGCCGCCAGGGCAGCGGTGGCCGAAGACAGTGCACCGCCACCACTGGCGGACAGATCGACCCATTGCGTACCGTCGCACCAGTAGGGCTTGTTGTCCGAGGCGAGGCGCGCAATGACACCCGCCAGGGACGCCGAGGGTGCCGGCAGTACAGTGACGACCGGCACCGCCCGGTAGGCGAGGTCCTTCATGCCTTAGCCCATCACCACGACACGGTAGGCGTTGCTGGCAGGAGCGGCAGCGAAGTTCAGGCGTGCCGTGTTGGCGGTGGGCAAAGAGACATCGCAGGTCACCTGCTCGTAGTTGCCTGAGGCCTGATAGACCTGCACCACGACATCGCGGGTGGCGAAGTTGTGATTGACGTCATACTGGGTGCTGCTGCCATCGCCAATCGTGGCCTGCGCGCGGCGGGTTTTGTTGGCCCAGGCATTCAGTTTCAGTGGCGTGACGATGCGCTGATCGTCGGTACCGGCATCCGTCTCGGCCTGCGTGGCGATCTCGGCGATACCGGAACTGGTCTCCGACGCCGCACCGATCGCCGCACCGAATTGCAGCCAGGTCACATCATCCGAATCCAGGATGAAATTAACCACCGACTGCCGCCAACTGGTGCCCGCCGACGTGCCTTCCTCGACGGTGGCGACGGCCTGTTCCAGTTCGCCACTGGTCGAGGCATCCAAGCTGCGGGTCATAGCGACCGCCGCACCGTTCCAGATGTAGATGCCGTTCTCGGAACCGACCGTCTGAGCCTTGATCAGCACGCGATCGCCGACGGTCAGGCTAATGCCGTCGATGGAAGCCCCCGGCGAGGACAGATTGACGTTGGCCTGACTGGCAACGCGGCAGGAATCCTTCCAGGACAGGCCTTCGACGGCGGAGTTCAGATCCTGCTGGCGAACCGGTTCATCCGGGTTCACCGGGGCCGGCAGGTTGCGGATGCGGGCGACCCCGCCAAAGTCGAGGTCAGAGAGTTGTTTGCGGGACATTGAAATCTCCTGTGGTGTGAATCAGGTCAAGCGGGCCAGCCCGGCGAGCGGGACGGCGAAAGTGATGACGAGCTGGTTGGCGCTCGTATGCCGCACATCGGCCTCGATCTCGTTGCCGCCGGGATCGAGAATCGACACCGTGGGGCGGAAGCCGAGGTTGTGGTTGATCGTCCAGAGGGCCGAGGCAGACGACTGGGTGTGCAGATAGGCCACCCCACTGCTGCTGCCACCGCCAAGCGGGCGTGCGGCCAGTTCATTGATCGCCGCCACCAGATCGGACTTGGCGGCGGTATCGAGCCGACCCAGCGGCCCGGTACGCGCGTCCACCTGCTGGAACATCTCGGCCACCCGCGTCACGAAGCTGTTCAATTGCGACTGCAGGCTCATGGGCGGTTCCTCAAGTGAGCCAGCGACTTCGGATCAGGCGTCGGGCCGGTCGATTCGAGGTTGTGGCTCCAGAAACAACAAGGCCACCAGAATCGGTGGCCTCGGTGGGTTGTTGGGTGACGTTCTCTGGTGGAGACAGTCCCAGTTGTCGTTCAAGCTCTCGCCAGTGCCGATCCTCGAAGCGATCGAGGCCGGATGACGTCGCTGCGGCTCGCGCATAGACGTAGCAGTCGAGCGCCTCATTGCGCTCGCGCATCTTCTGCCACTCGCGAATGGCAAAGCCGTTACGGTCACGCCGGGTGACCAGTTGCTCGGCACACAGCTGCTGCAGATACTCAGCATCGACCTTGGGCAGATGCACGAAGCCGGCCGGATAGCGCACGGTCATCCCGTCCTCGGCCACTTCCGGGGACTTGCGCAGGTTGTTGTAGAACTCCAGCTTGGCGATGCCGCCAGCCACCGAGAACACCTTGATTCCACGGCGCAGTTTCTTGCCGCCGGTGGTGGCATCCACGGCGGTGGGTGTACCAACCAGGGCCGCGCCACGTGCTACCCCTTTGACCGCCATCAGTCGTGAATCACGGACCTGGCGGACGAAGGTATAGGCTTCCTGCGTGGCGAAGCCGGTATCGAGTGCCAGTCGTGCCAGCGGCATCTGGCAGCCGGTCTCATGCGTCCAGGTCTCGCGCATGACGGCGGCCAGCGCTTGCCAGACTTCGTTGCGGGCGGTATCGCCCATCAGCACGCGATGCTCGATGAGCCAGGATTCCTTGCCCCGCCCGAAGGCCCAGACCGAGACTTCGATGCGATCCTTCTGGACGTCGGCACCGGCCGTGAGCAACAGGCCGCCGGTCGGCACTGCACCGATGCGATAGTCCTCGCGCCGTTCCAGCAGGCGCTGCCAGTCAGGGGCTTCGCCTTCCTCGACCCACGTTTCACCGAGTTCAGTGTTCTTGAAGGTCTTGATCTCGGCCGACGATCCGGACTCCTTGCTGATGGAACGCTCCCAGGCAATCGCGATGTCTTTCCAACTGCGCCAGCCGATCGGGCTGTACAGCGACGACAGGTGGAACCCCGCAGTGCGGTTGCTTCCCTCAGCCATCGCGCGCCACTCGCCATGCTCAAGCATCCAGGTCTTATGGTGCTCCGGGATGGGCACCTCGCAGGACTCGCAGACGTAGGCGGCCGTATCTGGGCGATGGCCGTTCTCGTCACGCTCCCAGCGTAACTGCTCGAAGCGCAACCACTGCCGATGCCCACAGTGCGGACAGGGCACGAAGTAGCGACGCTGGTCCGATGCCTCGTACTCCCGTTCGATGGTGCTGACGCCGGCAATCGTCGGTGTCGACACGATGAAGATTTTGCGGCGGGCAAAGGTCCGCGTGCGGGCCTCGGCCAGCGCCACCGCATTGCCCTCGCCATCGACGTCGAGCGGATAGCCATCTACTTCATCAAGGAAGAGGTAGCGCACCGGCATCGAGCGCAGGCCGACGGCGCTGTTAGCACCTGTCATCACCAGCACGCCACCACGGAATTCTTTGGCCAGGATGGTATTGCCCGAGTCGCGGCTCCGGGCCGGCGCAATCAGTTCCTTGAGGATCGGCGACTCCTCGATCAGCGGATCAATCCGCTGCTTGGAGTTCCGCTTGGCCATTTCCACGGTTGGCCAGACTGCCATCATTGGACCGGGGGCGTGATGAATCACGTAGCCGATCCAGTTACTGCCCATCTCGGTTGCGCCCAACTGTGCGGCCTTCATGAACACCACCCGCTCAACCGGGGAGGTCGGCGACAGGCAGTCCATGATCTCCTTCAGATACGGGGTGCGGCTGGTGCGCCAGCGCCCCGGTTCCGAGGAGGCTTTCGATGACAGCATGCGGTGCCGGTCGGACCATTCAGACACTGACAGCAGCGGATCCGGGACGAGCCCCTCCCGCCAGGCACGTTCGATGTCGAGCGCGCCTTCGTATTCTTCCAGTTCCATCAATCCACCCGGGCGCGCAGTTCGCCGAGTTCGATCAGGTGATCGCGCACGGCGGCTTCCAGGGCCACGTGTAGTTCGTGGGCATCGATCTCCAGCTTGGCCGCCATCTGCGCGGTGATGCGTGCCGGCCAGTTGAGCCAGGCATCACGTTCGGTACGCGCCAGCCGGAAGACATGGGCGATGGCCTGGGAGCGATCGACCAGTTCCTCCTTGCGGCGGGCCAGTTCCACCTTGTTGAGTTGGGCCTTGAGTACTTCATTGACGGTGCGTGCCTGCAGCAGCGAGGTGCCACCAGTCGAAAGAACGGGGGCAGCGGGTTCCGCTGGCTCCGTTGCGCGTGCGCGCGGTGGTTCGGTTGTAGCGGCAGGCGTCGACTTAGGGGCCGCCGGCTTTCTGGCCGACAACGTGTTCTGTGCCCACTCCAGATCGGCCCGATTTGGCTCGATCGTGCCATCTGCTTCGGGCGTGATGCGCCCGCTATCGATCGCCTTCTTGACCGCCACGTGAGAGACGCCGCGATGCCTGGCGTAAGCGCGTATCGACAGACCCATGATCACCATCAAGCCGATCGCAGATAGTTCGAACAGATGCGATTCAGAGCTTGGCTTTCCTCCAGAACAGCGCGTTCATGCAATCACCATCAACGAAGCGGAGATTGCGATGAACACCCACACCACACAACCAATTGACACCCTCGGCAAGAAACTCGGGGATGCCGCCTTGACCTTGCTAGTTCGTCTTTACCCGGAGGTGCGTCAAGCCAGCACCGATCAACTCGAAGCCGCCTGTGCGTCCATGCGCGCAAAGTCAAGAACCGTCGTTGACGAACTCCTCGACGATGCACGTCATGCACCCAACGTGGCACATCTGGCTTTCCAGACCGCCGCCCTGACCCTCGCTCAAGAAGGCATCCAGGCGCTCAAGAACGGCGTGAAGTAAATCGAGAACCGAAATCAGGAAGCGCTTGGCTTCACATGCAAACAGCGCGTTCATGCAATCACCATCACCCATCACCAGGAGATCACAATGACCACCCGCATCACACTCAGCACGACCCAGTACGACATCCTCGAACATGCCATCGACCAGACCAACGGCCAGATCGTCTGGTTTCCCGACAACGTCAAGGGTGGTGCACGCCACAAGGTCATCCAGGGCTTGTTCAACAAGGCCCTGATCACCCGCGACGGCCAGGACAACTACTTCGTCGCCGCCGAGGGTTACGACGCCCTTGGGCGCGACCGGCCAACGCCTGCACCCCTTCACCCCGACCCCGAGGTCGAGGCCGCCGTGTCGGCCGCAGAGGCCAACTGGGCGCAAGAAAAACAGGTCGCGGCCCATCGACTGCTCAAAGTCGGCGTCGAGGGCAAGCCGCGTATGCGTGACAACAGCAAGCAGGCCACCGCGATCCAGATGCTGCAACGCCCCGAGGGGGCCACCATCAGCCAGATCTGTGCGGCCACCGGCTGGCAGGCGCATACGGTACGCGGCACCTTTGCCGGTGCCTTCAAAAAGAAACTCGGGCTCAACCTCACCTCGGACAAAGCCGAGGGTGGCGAGCGCATCTACCGGATCATCTGACCCGCAAAACAATCAGGGCGGCCCGGTCACCCGGCACCGCCCTGATTGACCCCATGGAGACGGGATTACTTTTTGGCTTTCTTCTTCGGGGCAACAGCTGCCTTGAAGGCAGCGCCAGCCTTGAACGTCGGAACCGTGGTGGCCGCAATCTTCAGCGCTTCGCCGGTCTTGGGATTCTTGCCGGTACGGGCAGCGCGCTTCGATGCCTTGAAGGTGCCGAAGCCAATCAGGGCCACGTCGTTGCCCTTGGCAACAGCGGCAGTGATGATCTCGACCAGAGCGTCGACGGACTTGCCGGCAGCGGCTTTGGAAACCTCGGTCTTGGCGGCCAGAGCTTCAATCAGTTCCGATTTGTTCATGTGGTGCTTACTCCCCTTGGTTGGAAAGCGGGGATTCTGCCACCAATTCATTCTTCATCAAAAAGTGCTTGGCTTCCTGATTGAACAGCGCGTTCATGCGCATGTCACATCAATCAACAACCGGAGACCACCATGATCACCACCATACGCGCCCGTTTTACCCGCAAACCCTGCAGCCTCGATGAGGTGCTTCACAACACTGACCCGAGCGCACCGCCTGAGCCTATCGCGATCGAGTTCCGCAAGGAACTGACTGCCGCCGAGTACGACGCCTTTGCCAGCACCCTGCTGGAGGATCGCGAATGGCTGACCGGACGCGGTGGCCATGCAAATGGTCAACGACAAGTCGTGGAGGTCAGCGCCCCCGGCCGCACCACTCTCTACGTCGATCCCTCCGGCGGCAGCTACGGACGCTACGTCGGGGTGGCGATTGACTCGCCGACATCGGTCAACGACCAGGCCAACGCGATCCGCTGGCTGCTCGACAATCGCCGCCCCGAAGTCAGCATCGACCAGGCACTGCGCAGCCTGCGCATCGCGTTGAGTGGCGACCGCCAGGCGATGACACTGCTCGACCAGATCGCCTCGGAAAATTGATTCAAATTCTTCGATAAATAGCTTGGCTTCTCAATCAAACAGCGCGTTCATACGGGTGTCGCAACGATCAATCAAGGAGACAGAAATGACCACCCAGCAAACCATCCCCACCACCCAGAACGAGGCCTGGGGCTTTTTTGGCACGATGAACGACAACGCCGAAGCAGCCTGGCCGATCGCGATGACCGCGATCTCGGACGCCACCAACCAGCCCCTCGAATCGGTCAGGTTGTTCCTTGACAGCCGCCACGGACGCCACTTTGCGGATGACGTCCTCAATGAGATGCTGCGGGGCCACACGATCCAGCAGGCCATCGACGCGGCAGTGACGCGGTGGATGGGCTGGACGATTGGCCGCCAGACCAGCAAGGACTACGGCATCCCCAAGGGGCTGCCTTACCTCACCGGCTTCGTGATCCACTGCGAAGTGACCGACGAATCCTTCGAAACCGAAGCAGCGTAAGGAGATCGCCATGGCCACCGTCGTCACCACCTCGCAGATCGAAGCCAACTACGATAAGTTCATCGCCGAACTGACCAAGCTCACTCGCAAGTACGGCGTGGCAATCCAGTCAGTCGGCGGCGTCTTCCTCGCCGACGATCCCAGCGAGTTCCGCAACGTCCGCTACGTTGCCGACATCACCAGCGGCGACCTCCTGCCGGAGTTCCCCACCGACTGACAG